TTACAACCCTCTAGTATCTCTATACAAGAGTTGTCTTCAGTGTTAGCAAATTCGTTATAGTTAAACGCTAGAGAGTCTAGACATCCATACACTACTGGTATACAACTAAAATCTTCTGTGTTAGCTTCTTCGTTATAATTAAAAGCTTCAGGATCAGTGCAACCTAACACTGTAATAAAACAAGTACCATTGTCTACGTTAGCTTGTGGGTCGTAATTATCAGCAACAGGATCCATGCAACCAAAGTATATGCAACTACCATCTTCTACATTAGCAGCAAAGTTATAGTTCCAAGCTGTATTATCCATACAACCAACTACTACAGCAACACATCCACCATCATCTACATTAGCTAATGAATCGTAATTAAAAGCTAATTCGTTTGTACATCCATATACTGCTTCAATACAGCTACCGTCATCTGTGTTAGCTTCATCGTTATAATTTATTGCAGACTCTTCTAAGCAACCATATACCTTAGGTATACAGTAGTCGCCACAAAAAGGTAGCGAGTGATATACGTGCCAAAAAGGTGCTTGATAAGGTTTTAAAGCGCCTTGACCATTGTTAGCAAAAGGGTATACACCACCTTGTAATGTAATGTTACCAGCAGAGTTAATAAGTCTAAACGAGTTGTGCATCGTTTGAAAAGCAACTTCAGCTGGTGGAGTTTGTGGATTAGCTATTTCAAAGTAATAAACCTTAACTGGTTTATCTGTCTCTAGTATTATATTAAACTCTTGAGAATAATAACCAGGTCCCATAGTGTAAGTGCCTAGTATACTATCTTCTTGTACTACACCTATATAGCAATCACCCCATCCGTCGCCACCATCATCTTCAATTACAAGCTTGTATTCACATACAGGTATTATTTCATTTAACGTAGCAAGCGAGTCGTAGTTAAAAGCGTTAGGGTTTATACAACCAAGTGTGTGTAGTGTTTCGCAGCTACCATCATCAAGGTTTGCTTGTGGGTTAAACTCTATGTAAGTATTATTAGTACAACCCTCAACTACTGGTATATCACACTGCTGTAGCCATATGGGACCTGAATAAGCAGCGTTACCAAAGTTAGCCTGAGGTAGAGCCCATAAAGTATCTAAACTACCACAAGGCTCTGCATCGCCTAGTACAATTATATTACCATCAGTTCCACTATTATATAAAGATCCAGCAACACCATCACCGTATGTGTCGCTAAGTATTATTTCAACTCCAGTTTCAGGTATACAAACATCATATATAATAGTTTGATTAGCCTCCTCATAAGTGTACTCTCCAGCTACCACATTATCAACTGGTTGACCGTTAGATAAGTCTGTTATAATCCAACCTGTCTCACTTGGGAACTGATCAAGTGTTAGCTGTAAAATAATTTTGGCCTCTCCGTCAGAGCAACTAACTCCAACACAGCTGCCATCGTCAACTTCTGCCCAAGGATTATAGTTTGGCGCTTCAGGTTCTGCACAACCAAACACAGGATAGTCACAACTACCGTCATCTATTGTAGCTTCAGGCACGAAGTTTAAAGCTAAAAAATCCATACAACCTAATATAGTATCTAATATAGGTATAGGACAATCACCTTCATCGTAGTTAAACTCTTCACAATTAAAATAAACAGGTATACCGTTATAAGTGTAAGCACCATCGTCACACCAGCCGTCACCTATCCAACCTGACACAGCTGTTACATCTGTGCCTAAACAATCATACAAAGTATCTTGAGCGTTTAAGCTACTAGATAAAATAATTAATAGTAAAAGTATTCTCTTCATATATATTTAATTTAACATTTCCATCTTCTTCTCGCAGCTTTCCCTCTTTCACTAGTCCAACTTCTTGATCTAGCACAAAAGCTTTTTCTACGTTTAGCAGCTTTACTACCTGCTTTGACTTTACCTGTTACAGGCGCAGAAAGCGTACTGCCTGGGTTTTCTTTTTTATAAGCTTTTCTACCAGCCTCAGTCATACCAGCTCCTTCTTTAGCGTGAAGAAAGTGTCGACCTTTTCCTCTAGTAGTTTTTCTTAGTTTTTTAAACGGATGACCTTCAGTTCTTTCTTTAGGCAAGTTATCACCCTGCATAAACGTTCTACGTCTACCGCAGCTAGTAACTTTATACGGATTATTTTTCTGTTTATATGCCATTAGTTCTCACCACATTTTTTCTTTGGGTTACCTACTTGCACCCAGTTTTCTTTTTTAAACCAGTCTCTAAGAGTAGCACCTTTCTTTCTAGCGCCTTTTACATTTGACTTGCTAGACCTTCTATAACCACCACTTGCCGCAGCCTTACGTTTAGCACTAGTAACTTTAGATCTTTCACTAGCACTCATGCTACGAACTTTAGCAGCAGGCAAACAAACTTTTTTTGTGCCTCCACCTTTAATCTTTTTTATAGGATTATTTTTTTGTACGTAACTCATTTTGCTTTTTTAATTGCGCTTTAGCTTGTTTAGCTAATCTTGATTGTTCCATTTTACCCATAACTCTAGCTCTCTGCTCTAACACTGTTAGTATCTGTATTTTTCTAGCGTATGGTTTATTTATTCTTTTTACTTTAGCTATCGTCTTTCTAGCATCAGACACTGTAGCAAATTTTATAGATACAGTATCTTTAGGATTTTCATCTGTATATAATCTTCTGCCACTGCCTTTAGGTTTTTTACCAGTACCAACTAAAGGATCTTTACGTTTCTTAGCAGGTGAAGGCCTATTAGTTTGCATGTTGATAAACCAATTAGCTAACTGTTTATCTCTAGCTGTAGCATCTTTTCTAGACTTTAATTTTCTAGCTTTTTCTACAGTTACATCACCTCCATACAGCTTAGATATTCTAGCTTTTAAAACACCTCTATAAGCTTTCATTTTTTACCTAATCTTTTTCTAACTATATCCATAGTTCTGCGCATCTTAGCTGCATACTTAGGATCTTTACCTCTTCTAAAAACAACTTGTTGATTTAAGCTACTGATAATCTTAGATAGATTACCTTTGCGAGACTTAATCATCCAGCTAGCTAAAGATGAAGCTGACAGTTCTTTGAACTTACCCTTAGCGTCTGGTGCATCAGAGTGTTTAAAGTCACCCATCTTTTTCTTAAATGGTGAGTTCATTTTAAATGCCATACTACTTCTTTTTACTAGTACCCCAGTTAGAAGCGCCTTTCTTTCTACATTGTACAAGCTGACCTGAAGCATAAGCTGAAGGCCAAACCTTAACTCTTGATTTTACCTTGTGATAACAAGCATCTTTAGTACCTTTCTTTTTAAAAGGTGATTTCATTTTAAAAGCCATAACTTTATTTTTTAGCAAACTTTTCTACGCCTGATATACCGAAGCAACCAAGTACAACCCAAACAAAAGAGTTGTACACGTATTCGTTTATTATTAAATCCTGACCTACCCAACCAGTGACTAAGTCAGCTATCATTATTAAACACATAACAGCAAAAGCTATAAAACCAACTACGGCTTTTTCGTTCCAGTCGTTATTATCTTTAAATATTTCCATTACGCAACTTTAACGGTGCCACCATCATTGTACAACGTTCCAGCTGTTCCTCTACTTTGAGGTAGACTTCTAGCGTTAGTTACGCTAGTAATATCAACGCCATCATCACTACTGTTTTGGACAGACTTAACTAGTATATGTAAGAAAGCTCTAAGCTTGTCTGCTGTTATATTTCTATTACCATCTTGAAAAAGCTCTTCTACCATATCTAACAGTTCTGCTCTTTCTCTTTTTTCATTTGCATCTACAGTTACTTTAGAATCTGTATTTGTTGCGACTAAACCTCTATATCTAGTTCTTCTTTCTGAGTTTGTATAATCTCCTTTTGCCATTTTATTTATTTATTTATTATATGAATGAATCGTCGAAATCGTCTGACCAGTTTTTAGAAGCACCAGTGCTATGTTTAGCGCTACTAGCACGAAAGTTTCTTTTAACTTCTGATGCACTTAATACTCTGTTGTAAAGCTTAACATCATCTATTAAACTAGTATATTGCCTTGTAGCAAGGCTATTACCATCAACATAATGATCTACTCCTATTCTCAAAGGAGTTGCAGTATCAACATCTACATTAAGACCAGCGTTGTTTTGAGTATGGTCATCTCGCTCATCACCATCAAGATATGTTTTTATAACAGTGTTAGATCTAGTAATAACAGCGTGATACCACTGACCTTCATTTAAACCTGAACTAGGACCAAAGTACCTTGTTTGTGAACCAGGGTTTAACCTAACACCAAACCTAGCGCTATTTGTTGCTAAATTAAAACCACTACCACCGCTTGTGCTAATGTCACCATTAGAAAGTATAACGTTCCAACCACTACCTTGATCTTCATACGCGTATTTAACCCAACACTCTAGACTAAAATCTTCTTTACCAAAAGCATAGTCTTGTGAAGGTATTTCCGCGTAACCATTTTTATCAAAGTTAAAAGATTTTTGTCTTACTCTATTCATTGGTAAACCTAAAGAATCTTTTTTAAACAAAGGAACTTCTTGCAATTGTAACAGCTTACTTATATTAGATGTACCGTTATTACCGTAAGGTGATAAATCAGTCCAAGTGTCAACACCATTGTTTCTCCAATATCCTAATAAATCTTTTTCAATTAAGTTTAAGTTTCTAGCAGATATAATGTTTCCTTGAATTTTTGTATCAGTAAATGGAAATATCTGTATGTGTTGACTTGTTGCGTTATCACATAAAAACTCTTTTTGATATAACTGAAACTCGTTAGTTGCTTCTACACGCTGAGCCTCACCAGAACCAGTCTGAGGATCTTGACCATTAGTTTTTGAAAGTCTAAAATAAACTTCACCAGGTATTTTAGATTTTAATTCAACTTGAATAACGTATCTTTTACCAATAGTTAAGTGAGAAGAAATGTCAGTTGTTAATCTATGATGCCAAGTGTTATCACCTACAGTAACTATTTCTATAGAAAAACCATTTAGTATACTTGAAAGTCTATTTAAACCATTAAGACCGTCTGAAGTAAAGCCATGATTAGTAAAGAAAACACTATCAGAAGTGAGATTATAACCGCTACTACTACCATAAGCAGTAAACTCAGAAAAGTCACCATCAATATCTTTCTCTTCATTAATACTACTGTGATCTCTAATATCTAAAGCTGTACCATCGTTAAATATTTCTTGGACTTCAGCTGAAGAAAGTTCTTTATTAAATATAGATAATTCATCTAAAAAACATGTTGAAGAACTCGTTGAACCATAACTACCTATATATCTGTATCTATACGTTCCATCACTGTTACCACTTCCAGCAACTGTATTAGTTAATACACCATTAACGTAACACTTAGCGATTGGATCATTTCCACTTGCTCTAGTAACACATATATGAGATAACTTATTTTCTGATAAATCAGGGAAGTCAAAAGTTACAACGCTATTATTTATTCTCCAATATAACAGCTCGTTTTGGTCTTCTATTCTAATATAATCTTCACCGGTAGCAGTTCCAAGAATATAATTTTCAGGCGTGTCGGCATTTACTCCTATCGCATACCAAAAAGATATACTAATAGGTTCGTTATCTGCAATAGTTTGCATACTACCAAGATCAACTTTTTCATTTACACCAGTAAAAACTCCTTTCTTAGAATAAGAAGACATAGCAAATTGAGGTATATAAGGTTGATTATATACCCAGTTAGCATCTACAAAACTAGTTTGTAAAGCTGAATTAGGTAACGTTATTTCTTTTATAGTTAGATTATCTATATAGCCCGCAGCATTGTTATTACTTCCGTCTTCTTTTACACCAAAATACTTAGTATTAGCACTATGTGTAAAAAACTTTGTGTAAGTGGTAAACGCTATGTTAGATGATGTTATAGTTGCTAGTGCTGTCTGTACAGAAGATCCAGTACCAGTTTTATTCAATGCAGATGTGTTGTTAAATTGTAATATAAAATCATCGCCAGACCCAAGATGTCTAACATCTACTTTAAGTACATATAGTTTATTAGCAGTTAATATAGAGTCTAAATCTAAATAACTTCTATCACCATTGCCTATAGCTTGAAACTTTATAGAGTGACTACCGTTGCTAAAAACAGAAGAGTCTGCTGTTATTTTTGAAGAAGTAAAACCTGTAGTACCGTCTGTACTAGTTGGTATGTTAACACTTTCGTTGGTAACACTAGTAGGATTAGCAAATGTGTTTAGTTCTTTACCTAAAATCGGAGCAGCGTTGTAAACTCTACTGTTTTGCCCTTCATTTAATCTAAATAAACCTTTACAGAAGTGGGGTAGTATAGACTCGCTAGTTGTTATTTCTTTTACAGAAGCGTTTGTTACGTAAAGATCACAACTCACACCAGAGCTATGTCTATATATTCTAAAATCGTCGCTTGTAGCAAATAATCTAAACGTATGAGTACCATCACCTAAATTTCTAATAACAGCTCTAGCGTTGTACACTTGAATCTCACTGCCTGCTAATATTTCTTCTACACCTATTGTAACCTCATAAAGCCTACCAACAGTTAAAACATCTTGACTTATACCTACAGCGGCATTATCACTGCTTGTATGATCAAATTTTATTCTTACTTTCCCGTTCTCATATATAACATCATCTACTCCATTGCCTTGATCGTTTAGCTTAGTCCAGTCGTTTGGAAAAGGATCTGTAGTAAAATTACCATTAGTTATAACCTCTTGTCCTAAAACTTTAGTTCTGATGTCGTCAATAACATCCTTGTCAGGGTTGTTATAATCAAATGATACATCGTCGTTTGACCAAGCTACGTCGTATATTTGAAAGTCTGCTTGCTTACCTCTAAAATAATAATTGTCCGTAGCACCGTGTCTTCCTATAGCTAAGGAATCTTGCGTAGTAAAAGGAAGAGTTGATTCTTTAGCATACACAAATTTACCATCTAAATAAACTCTAGCCATTAAACCATCTACAACAACAACTACTCTATACCATCTGTTAAGCTCTAATGATGGGATGCTACCGGTCTCTATACCAGTTCCAGGGTTGTTACCAAAAGCTAATCTTAGTGTATTAACACCACCATCACTTGGTGTCCAAAGATAAAACCTATTATCACCATTTTGACCTGTAGAAAATATCATATAATTACCCATCTCACTAGCGTTGAACCAAGTTGCTACCGTAAACTTGGTAGTGTAAGTAACATAAGTATTATCTAGTAAACCAGTATCTATATAATCTGAGTTGTGACCACCTGTATTAGCAAAGTTCAAACAAGTACCACTATATAACACAGCATCATTTCTATTGTTTGAAAAGTCTTTAACAGAGTTTGTAATGGCTCGACAACTTATATTACCTATAGTACCACGGAAACTACCTCCAAAAAATCTTAACTTACCTTTATCAGTTAAAGAGTTTGGCGCTTTTATTATAACCTTATGATGTCCTACAGAGTTAAACGTACCTCCACCAGAAGGAGTACCATCATTCCCGTTATTAATATCGCAAACTAAACCACCACTTGTTCTAGATAATATATCAAACTCTACCTGGTATTCTCTATTAGTTTCTGCGTCTATAAATACTTCTAAATTGTTGTTGTCAGAAACACACTCTGCGAAACCGTCTTTAATTTCCCAACCTGTTTTGTTCGTCCAACTATAAGGATTCAACTTATACATTTTGAGTTCCTTTATAGTAAAATTGTAAGCAGTTGAATTTTGTGTTTCTCTAGCTACGATTATAGTGTCAGAGGAAGCGTTAGGTGTCCATACAAATTGAACATGTTTCATAACACCATTACCGTTGACGTCGTGCGCAAGTGTTGTTGTCGTAGCTGACGATACAAGACCACCACTATTACTAGTGTTATCTTGGAAGCGTATTTGTTTTCCATCAGCGCCTGCTCCGGGTAGTATTGAAGCCCTAAGTAAATACTGACAGCCAACGTCGTAATTCCAGTCAGCGCTGGCTTCAGTTTGTTGAACATAACTAAAATCGTTAAGACTATTATTGTCATCAGTATCAGGTACACTAATAAGAATACCTCCGCTAACACTAGAAACAGAAGTTATAGTATTACCTGAATCGTCTACTTTATCACCACTAGTACTCCAGTTAGAAAGATTTGTTATACTAGGTAGTAAGTTACTAGTTGCAAGCTTACCATGATTAACTCTTTTAACACTTAAATTACTAATAGTTATAGATCCATTAGCACCATCTAATTTAAAAGCTATATTAGTTCTAGGACCAGCTGTACCTCCAAAAGTAAAGTACTCAGTGTGAGTTCCAACAGTTCTAGGTATAGCTGAGTAACTATCACCGGTGAAAACTCTAAATTCACCTGAAGCAGCAATATCACCTGTAACGCTTTCAACAGTGTAAGTAAGCACAAAGTCTGAGTCGGTTGGAAAACCTACACCAACAGTTCTATAATACTTTTCAGTTGTGTTACCAAAAGCTCTACCTACGTTGTTCACAGTGTGGTCAGTTACTACTATAGTTAAAGAGTTATTACTTATAGAAGCAGAATAACTAGTAGGGTTAATATCTGGAATATTCCAGTCTATACCACCAGGAAGTGCAGAAGTATTAGTTAGAGCACCGTCTTTCGTAAAACCTCCGTTTACAAAGAGCTCTGGCCCTGTGTTAAAATCAGAGTTTTCAATTCTTTCTTCACCTAAAGGAGCTTGAGTTTTATCAGATTTAAACCAAGCTTTTAAACCTCTAAGGACGACATTAGCAACCCTGCTACCTGCCGTAACTACGTTACCAATACCTAACATACTAATCTCCTATATAAGCGATTATCTTACCAGACGTTAAATCTACAGTGGTCCATCTACCATAGATAGTAAGTCCAGCTTGAAATGTAGTGTCATCTTGAATTTTTTTACCTCCAATACCAAGAGCTGTTGTTCTTGGGCTAGCACTGTGAGCTTCTTTGTCTGTGCCCACATACTGAAGTCCACGATCTTCATTTTCAATGTCAGCTATTAAACCTCCTGAATTATCAAAAGTGCAGTCTTCAATTACAGTTATAGCTACGAACACCTTACCTATAGGAGGTTTTATATCGCTAACAGTTACATCTATAAACATAGATCCTAGTTGACCAAAAGAATATGATGTTTGAGTGTTATTAATTCCCATTTTATATTGTTTAAATTATTTACTTTGCTATAAATAGAGTATTACACATTAGCGAGTTTTATTACCCTATAAAAAAATAGCCACCCAAAAGGATGGCTATTAATATTAAGAATTTTAAAACTATGAATCTAAAGAAATAGTAATACCAAATGAAGCGTCACCGATTATATCAGAAATACCTCCAAAGTATATACCATTATCTACATCAATAACACTGATTACACCACCTTTTGAGTGTGGTCCAGCGTTACAAGCTTCAGCCATAGCTTGAGCTATAATCTTACATCTATGGTAAGATCCAGCTGTATCGTGCTTGTCTGCGTGAGTAACTTCTACGTAATCACCTAATACGGCAGCATCAGTATCGTTATTAGAGCTTTTAAAAAATATTCTAGTTGTAGTAGCAGTTTGCGGTTCTACACCTATAAAATTAGAAGCTTTCCACATTCCAGCTTCTCCACTAGCGTTTGCTCCATCGCCTTTTCCAAAATATAAATAATTTTCCATTTCTAAATAATTTATAAGTTAACAATTAAGCTATAGTACAGTTAGTCACCAAGCCATTAAAAGCTTTGTGATACGTTGCTGTTTGACCATTAGCTACATTAGCGTCAGCCACTACTATGAAACCACCTGAATGTGGATTTGAATTTGCTATAGATACAAAAGCATCTAAAACAGCTTTTTGATTACCGCTAGCACAAGCTAGAGTAATAGTTTCTCTAGTCTGATGTCCTTCTACGTCTTCAAAACGAAGTGCAACGCCACCAGCAGCTATGTCGCATCCTAAGTAGCTGTCTGCAGGTATCATACAAGCATCTTGAGATTCTTGAACGTCGCTTTCTGCAAAATACAAAAAATTTCTTGCCATTTTTTTTTGTTTTAATAATTAATAATTGTTTACGAATTTAGGTTTAAAGTTTATGGATTAAGGTTTATGATATTAATTAAAGAGATGCGGCTATGATAACCGCTTCTCTATATTAGTATATACTTCCATACCTTCATCAGTTTTAAACCAATGAGCTAAAGCAGTATATGGGTGTTCGTCGAACGGAACTGTCATAAGTTTTCTATTGTTTGATCCCCACATAAAATAACGTTGATCAGAAGATAACTTTATAATGTTTAGTTCAGTTGCTTTAATACCAAAGTTCCTTAGCTGTACATTATCGTCATTAACTAATTCTAAGAACAGTTCAGGATTATTCTTTGCGTATAGTAATAAATCTCGTTTAAGCTCCTTAGAACTCATCTTAGACACTTCAGATCCGATCTCAGCTCTCATAACAGCTTCAGCCATATCAATATCTAAGTCTTTTGCTACCATTAAAGCTTCAATCTCTAACTCAAGAGTGTCAATTTCATTTTTAGCTATTTCTTGAGGTTTATATTCATAATATAAGTTGCCTCTATCTGGATGATATTTGGATAATAACTTTTGTAAAACAGTTTTCTCTTTTTCAACAAACAAAGCGCCGTTTCTAAAAACAATATGCGCTAATCTTTGGTCGCCTTTCATTTCATCTACAAAAGGAGTTCTTTGATTTTCGCAATACTTCAACTCTCTTTCATAGCCTTTAGTTTCATCAAACCAGTATATACCAGAACTTCTAACACTTCTTGATAAAGGTTTGTTATTACTAGTTAAATAATAAATTCTATCTTTTACTTCCCAAGAAGGTTTAACTACTTTTTCTTCAACCTTTGGTTTTAGTGGTGCAACTACAGTTTCAACAGATTGTTCCACCACTTGTTCAACTACAGTTTCTTTAACTGCAGCTTTTGTTTTCTTTTTTGCCATAATATAATAAAATAAAAATTAAAAAATAAGGTGGGGCCGAAGCCCCAACCTATATTACTTCAATAACATAAAGTTGTTCGCACCTTGAGTGATTAAACATCTTTCAGTTAGCATGTGAAGTTGCATTGCATCTAAAGCAGATGTAGCAGCACCTACAGAACCTGTTACCCAAGTCTTCATTCTTCTATCATCAGTTTGTGAAGCTCTGTAACGCACGTGTAAGAACGGACGTTTCATTGAAGCACCAACAGTTTGATCATATACAGATGAAGTACCTGCAGGAATAAATACCCCACGGATAGCTTCAGATCCAGCAGTAGCGTTAATACCACCACGAGTAGCTAAATCATTTAAGTATCTAAAGTCAGACTTGTAGAAGTCGTAAGAACCTCTTCTGAAGCCAGAGAAACCTAAATTTAAAGCCATATCTTCGTCGTTGTCAAATACCCCGTAAGAAGTACCACCAGCTCCGTAAGAATTCATAGAAGCAAGCATATCGTCGATAGCTAAAGAAGAAGCTCTATTAACAAATAACATGTACTCTTCAATAGCACCTTGCTTGTCAAATTCTGCTAATATAGCGTCAAACTCAGAAAGATCAGTAGCAGCGTTAACACCTGAAATACCAGAAGTTACGTTACCTCTCTTTTCTATAGCTTGGAATAAACCTTGAGTACCGAAGTTTGTTGGTATACCTAATTTACCATCAGCATCAGAAGTACCGTCAACACCATCTTCACCTTCTAACATTGCCATTTCAACGTAATCGTTAAAACGAGCTCTTGTATCAGCTTCAGACTTTAAGTACCATAAATAACCAGAAGCTCCGCCTTCAGAAGAAACTTCAATCCAACCAATACGAGATGCATCAGATCCTGATACTTCGTAGTAGTCTTTCATTATAATAGGCTTGTTAGTAAAAGTTTTGAATGTAGGCTCGTTAGCACCTCTTTGATCAGTAACCGCTGGAACAGCAGCATTAGAATAATAAGAAGTACCTTTACCATATTCAGAACCATAAACTAAACAAGTTGTAGCACCTGCAGTTTCAGAAAGTCCAGTACAGTCAGCAGCACCATAAGGCTCTACAGCTATACTAGCACCATCAACAGCAACAACAATAGCTTTAATAACTTTATTGTTACTAGAAAGTATTACAGTATCGTTAACTCTAATACCGTGTTTAGCGTCAACATAATCTGTGTTACCATCAATATCAGATGTAACAGTAAATTTACCACCGTTTTCAGTAGCAGGATTGTTACCAATGTGACCATCAACATCCATCGTACCTTTGTAAGATAAATGTAGTCTTGATTGTTCAGACCATACAACTTGATCAGCTGTCATAGCCTCTTCAGCACCTACTTGCTCTAAGAAACCTGAGATAGTTCTCGGTCCGAAAACTTCAGCTTCTTTTTCCATTAGGTCTGGAACGTATTGTTGACCCCAACCAGCGTTTGTGCCAGAAGAAAGGTCTAAGTAATTAGTTGAAAGCGTTTGCTGTTGTGAAGCAGGTACACTATTCAACTGAGCACCGGGATTAATTGCCATTTTGTAAAATTTTTAAATTAGCGTTTATTTTTTATTTTAAATTTAAGCGATCTTGAATCGTCTCCTAAAACCCTAACTTTTAAACCTCCAGCTGTAACCTCACCGTGAGACGACCTCGCCTCAGTGTTAACGTTTTTAGCTTCTGCAACGCTTTGCTTTATAGCGTCAGCCCTGCCTTGTTCGTAAAAGTGTTTAGCTATAGCATCTGGATTCATAGCCGCAAACAGAGATTTATGATAACCCGCAGCGTCTTTAATAGATTTATCTTCACCAATAAACTTATTGACAAAATTATTTATGTCGCTTTGAGATGTCTTAACCTCATCTATATTCTTGACGTTGTACCTATACTTCTTGTCTCCAACATTGAAATCAAAACCTTTGAACTCTTTATTGAAAACAGCATCTGTTCTCTGTCTGAATTTTCTTTTATTATCTTCTGTAGCTTTTGTTTGAGCTTCAGTATCTTTGTTGTATCTATTAAAAAAGTCTACTGCTTTTTGTTGTTCTGGTGTTAAGTTACTACCAGCTTTTATTTCTTCGTAGTAAGTAGCTTTTTGTTTTTCTAAATACTTACGAGCTTTAGCAGCTTCTTCTTTTAATTTTATTTTCTTTCTTTTTATATCTTTAGCATCGTCTACCTCCTCATCATAGCTAAAAGTTTCATCTAATAAAAAGCTTCTTTCTTCTGCAGATAAATGGGGTTTTGTTTGCCTATAATACTCATCAAGAACATCTGATGTATCTAACTTGTTGATGTCAGTATTTAATCTAACATAATCTTCTAAGTTACCACCAGTCTCATCCATAAAGTCTATTAACTTCTGTATGTTTTCAGGCAGCGGTTTGCCAGTAGCTTCAGCTTCAGCTATAGCTTCTTCAACAACTTCTTCAACCTGTTCAACTTCTTGCTGAACTTCTTCTTCAGTTATTTCTTCTAATACTGGTGCTTCTGCTTCTTGTACTTCTCCTTCCGGCTGTACTTCTTCTTGTTCTTGTGGGGTGTCGGTGTTTTCATCGCTTCCCACCACTCCTGCTGGGTCAGCTGTTGTTTCTTCAGTTTCATTGGTTACTTCTTCAGTTTCTTGGGTTGGTGGATTATCTAAATCTACTTTATAGATTTCTGGTTCTTGATTACCTAAATTTACTTTAGTTATTTCCATAATAAAATTTTATAAAATATTAAAAAATAATGAATTAGAATTTATCTATTCCTGCTTCACCTGTTACTATATCATTACCTGACGATTCAAAACTTTTAACGGATTCACCCTCTTTTGTTTTCTGGAGTTTGCTGTTAAGTTCGAACTCAAGTTGCATAAGCTCTTTTTTAATTTGAGCCTCTTGTTGTAAATATCTAGACTTCAACTCTGCTTTTTGATTTTCTAGTTTAGAATCTATTTCAGCTTTAGCTTGATTCTTTTGTATCTCTGCTTGTGCAGCTACTTCTTGAGCTTGCTGGTTAGCCTGTGATTGAGCTTGTATATTTTGCTGCTGTATTAGTTGATCTCTCTCTTGTTTCTTTTTACGTTTAACTTTCAATAGTTGATTAGCAAGCTTAACGTTTCTAACATCACGAAGATCTATAGCATCGTCTAAGTCTATCAAGCCTTGGCTAAGTGCTACTTGAATATTGTTTTCAAGCATAGCTTTTTCTTCTTCATCTGGCATTAGTTCTATAAATATACCAAAGTCGTACAAGTGTAAACCTTTTAACTCTTCTAGCGTAGCAACATTATGGCTACCTATAGCTCTAACAAAAGCCTCTCTTGTCGGTGAGTACTCCAATATATCAGCTATCCTAAGAGATAAGCACTCCGCGTTCTCAGCAGTTAAGTAAAGCATAGACTGTAGTATGTGTCTAGTTGCCGTGTTACTATTTGCTGCGGCCAACTTTTGTACACCTACTAAAGCATTTTTATCTGGCATACTACCATCACGAGCTTCGTTAAGCCCGGTGACATCACGTATCATTTGTAAGTAATAGTTGTAAGTAGCAATAAGACTTTGAAGCTTATTACCACCACTACCGTTTTGTATCTGCTGTATAGGTACTTTACCAGGGTTCATATCACCTTCAGAAGTAAATGATCTACCAATAACCGAACCAGTTTGGAAGAACATATTTAAAGCTTCTTGCGGATTGTAATTCGTACCATTACCTAAATCTATTTCAGCTAAACCATCAGCATCTAAGTACACACCATCAGGTACCATGCGATTCATAACCTGCTGAATCTTTAAATGAGTTAACTGTATAGTATCTGCAAAACCTGTTATTCTACTTACTAATGACTGTATTCTACCTTCATAAACTCTAGGTGCTACTATATTATAGTTCATCTTAACTTTACCGAAGTCAGATTTACTTCTCATCATGTTAGGTGACATTTGCCATCTAAGCAGTTTGTTAGTACCTAAAACATAAACACCTTCGTACATTACTTCAATAACTTCATCTAATCTACTAAAATCACCTTCCATGTTTTCAGGCGGATTAAACGTGTCATCTTTCTTTATTACTTTCTCAGCTCCAGTACCTGTTGTTTTAAGTTTATAAACGTTGTTAGCGTGAGTCTTGTAGTTAAAATAAAGAACGTGAACTTCGTTTCTATCTTTATTATATTTAGATTCTACTAGAGTTCTAGAGTTATCTACTATATGTTTAACTTCCTCTTCTGTTAAGTTAGGAAACTCTTTTACTAATTCATTTATAGGTATACACTTAACTTCACCAACGTAGTATATATCATCAAAGTAAGGTGAGTTAGTGTAAGAATAAACTAAGTTTGCTGGATCTACGTATTCAACTTTAGCACCGTCGCTGTAGTTAAAGTTTGTTTTAGTTGCACCTATACCTATGGTAACTAAATCATATAAACACCTACGTTTTATTAAATCATAGTTGCAACCTTCCATTAAAGTATTTATAGCTTGCTCTTCTGCTATCTCTACAGCTTGCTTATAGTTTAACTGCATATGTAGCGAGAGTTCTTCTTCTGTATCTGGTAGAGTTTCTGGATTATTTTCATAAAAGTTTAAACCCATAGTAGCTTGCACCGTATCATTAAACTCTTTAGATCTCATGTCTCTCAACATAGACTCCATGTACTCTGTTCTCTTGCTTACGCCATAATCATCTTGAGAAAATGCATTTATCTCATAGTTTCTCTGTGACATACCGTTGACAACAATATCTACAAACTTAGGTATTATAGGTACAGGCTTCCAATCTAAGTTTAAGTAGCTTAAGTCACCGTTTATAGATAATTCGTTTTTATACTTTTCTATAGACTGTTCGCCTCTAGCATATAGCCTTAGGTTATGAAAACTATTTATATTATCTCCATATCTACTATTTTGACTATAGTTACCAGAGTTGTATCTTGAAGCTTTACCATTGAACCACTCGAGCTCTATAGCTTTAGCAACCTTCATACCGTACTCGTTCGTCATCTTCTCTAAGTCACTAACCGCTTGAGAAGGAAAATAATTCATGCCAGACTCTGCCATATTTATTTTATTATTGTTGAATTAAAACCAGTATTCTTATACTTGGATATTTTAATATTTAAAGGTTGTCTTCTGGTTTCTGGGTTAGGCGCATACAACTGCCTGTTGCAAGCCATTATAGCTAAGCCGCTACTAATAGAGGCATCATGCTTAGTTCTTTTATTTATATCAAACTTACTCCAATCATTTAACGTATCGTTAAAATACATAGTACCATACGTACCATCTTGAAGTAAACCCACGTGATCATTAATGTACATTTCAATAGCAGCTGCGTGAGCCTGCTTTATATCTTCACTAGAGTTTGGTATACCACCAACTTCTTTTTCAGCTGTTGAAAGCTTATTCCATATTTTGTCTGGCCTGTTCATGCTAAAACCTCTATAACCTCTACGTCTTAGATAATATAAAAGTCTAGGCTTATTGTTCTCAGCAAGTATTGGCATACCGTAAAACACTAACGACATTAATACGTCTTCAAAAAATATCTCAGCTGTCTGCGGCCTAGCAATGTATTCTAAAAAGAAAGTGTTAGCAGGTGCATCTTCCATGCTAAACTTAGTTAGTCCATGTAACGCTCCTTTAGATCCTTTACTATCAACAGTACCACTAATGTCATAGCTATCACAACCAAACGCACCAACATGCTCGTTTCCAGGGTATCTAATCCCATTTTTTAGTATTACGTTATTTTGCATATTACCACTAGGTACCCAGCTAACTTTAAACCTACCATTAGGATCAGGATTAAATTCTACTCTAGTATCTTTTATTCCTTGTTGCCATTGGAAATTACCTGTAGTAAGTACAGAAGAATTTCTATTACCCTCGTTGTAGTCGATTTGCTCGTAGATTTTGATGAGGTTGAATAATGAGTTTTTAGTCTCGTCTCTAAACGCATGCTCTTCTGTTCTAGGAAATTGTCTGTAAAATTCGTTTAAAGCATCTTGATCATCTTTCAAACCATCTACTTCATTATCCCAATAATCTACAACACCTATATCTATTAATTGGCCATGCGGTCCTCTAACATCGCTATGTGGTGTATCAAAGACCGGAAGTCCGAACTCATCAATAAAGCCCTCATAGTTCCATTCCATTGGGATAAACAAAGAATATAAACCACTCTTTGTCTGGCCATTTCTATTTCGTCTTGTAACGTCCGAGTCATTATAAAGTTTTTTAAAGTTATCACCACCTTTATCTAAAGCGTTTGATGTTGATCCCATCATACACTTACCTACTATTCTACCACCTAACCTTAAACAAGTTTTAGTTACTCGCCAGTTGTTTAATATATTATCTGGTCTTTCCCACTTACCACTTTCATCATGTACTAATAAAGCTAACTTTTCACCATCGTAACTATTATCGCCAGTGTTCTTCCAGTCAATAGTAGTATCAAGACCTTCCATATCGTCTTCAGCTTCTGACTCTCTCATCTTACGTCGTGTAAACTTTTTAGCTGGTATACGATATGCTAACTCAGACTTTGGTCTGTCCATACCGTCTTGTATAGGTTTAAAGAAAAAAGGATAATTAATACTTATAGGTACTATTTTATCTGTAAACATTTTCTTCGCATCAGCACCGCTTTTAGACAACACCCCAAATCTACTATCACTTGCAAGAGTGGCTAAGTTAACGGTTTCAGCCGAACTCATAAACGAAAAACCAGAACGTCTGTTCTTTAAATAACACATACCATAGCAGCGCTGATCTGCTTTACACGCTTCCCAGAATATAAAAAATAATCTGTTTGACTCTCTAAAGTCAGGAGCACCTACATCTATTTTGCTCCATTGTAAATACATATAGTAGCTACCAGTCAAGTATGTTGGCTTACCATTATTCATAAACCAAAAACCGTTTTCTCTTCTATCAAACTCTTGATTTATATAATCGTAATGTTGTTCTTTAAACTTTAAAGGTAGATCGTCCCAATCAAATCTAGTTTTTATCTTAGAAAAAGCAGGGTTAAAACTAAACCTACTCCACTTCTGTTCTTTCTTTTTGTCGCTGCGTTTGTATATAGACTTAGGCGCTAGAGGTAAAGCTATTTTTAAGCCTTGTATTTCTAGCACCTCACCTATTTGACCAGTCTTAGATATTACAACAATATCATTTTCTTTGTTGTAACCATACTCCCATTTTTTAGATTTGTTTAATCTTTTAATGGTGTTTAATCTTACACTGTCTACTTTGTTTACTAAAGTTTGTTCGTACATTACTTACTTCTACCTTCAGCAAAACCTTGAAACTTAGGTTTACTTGTTTGTGGTTTATCTAGTTCTTTCAGTATACGCTCTTCGTCTTCTATTCTAGTTAGTATTTCGAAAGCATCGAATATAGCTAACTTCTTTGTGGCTGCAGCGTTCTTTAACCTATCAGCTGATATATCATCATCAGAGTCTACAATAGGTTCTTCAGCAACCTTTATAAGTTCTTCAACTGCTTTTCGCCCAGCTTGGATTATATTCTTCTTCGTCTCCTTTGTATTCATATTCAATTGTAATAAATTTATTCATAACTCTATAAAGTCTCTCGCCATCAACAACAAACTCATATTCACTACTAGGTGTAAACCCAACGAGCTGAGTAGGTAAAAAAGTACCATCAGAATATTTAACTATACCTACTAAAGGTCTTTCAGGGTTATTACTATAGTTATCTTTTGATTTTATAGGTTTTACGAACGTATAACCATTAGTGCAGGACCAGCCTTTATTGTTGTACATGTATATTTGATCAGGCGAAGCTAAGTATTCTTCTTCGTTTAAAAACCCTCTACTGTTCTTCTCTACACCTTTAACGTTATGCCAACGTCTAAATATATTGTGATGTACTATTATCTCTTGTCCTTCTTGAAGTTTATGTATATTATTAACAGGAACAGAGACAACAACAGCTTTACGGTTAATATATCCATGATTAAATATTTCAGTATTAACTATTAAGCTCTTGTCATCACTAACTTTAATAGAGTTGTTATATCTTTCGCCTGCTGGCCTTATAACATACTCGTATAAAGGTTTCATTAATATTCTAAATTATATTCAACTGATATAGCCATATTCTTGTTAAAATCTTTCCAAGGTATAACTACATTATCTTTTCTTATATATATAGAGTACTTATCTTCTTCTTCTAATATATCGCATATAGTATGACCACCATAAACGTCCTGCCCTACGGCGTAGTGCATTGAATCGTTTTTATAGTCTTTACCTATAGTTATCTTTCTTATAATACTACTTGTCATCTTCTTGTCTATGAATAGTACCGTCGTTAACATCTATATCACAAGTACCATATTCTTCTTCAAACTTCTTTTGTAGTACAACAACTTGACTTTGAGAGTTAGAAAGTCTGTGCACAAGCTCGTGTTTTTGAGCTTCCATTTTACCTACTTCAAACTGTAGAGAGTTAATTGTTTTAACTAAAGCTTGTAACTCTTTTAATTGTTCCTCTGTTATTTTTTCTGCTTTAGGTTTTAAGTCTATTACTTTTTCTTTCGTTGCCATTTTATTTAATTTTAGTTTTCTCTAATGATCGACCACCGAAATATGCACCGATCACTGTTATTAATACTAGTTGTAATAAGTCAGTCCACTTTTGTTCCACTTTAAAAGCTATAGTACCAGCGTCTATAAATATCATTAATACTGTTGATACTACTAAAAAAACAAGTACAAGTGGTCTAACGTTTTTAGATAACCAAGAGTCAGACTTCATATCAGCCTCCCACCTAGTTGAAACTTGCTTTTGTACTTCTAACTCATGGTTAGATATTAATTCTTTAATCTTCTGTTGTGCAGCTAGTTTTTCTTCTTTAGAAGTGGTGAGGTCGTCTAAGACCCCACCAACATCTTTAATAAGCTTGCCTGCTCCAGAAGAAAAAACCTTTTGCAGTAATCCCATTTACTTTTTCTTATAGTTCATTTTAGCCGGAGACTTCTTCATCATCTTAGCCGGCGCATCTTTCTTCATTAACTTCATAGCAGCAGGCTTAAGCATCTTTGCTGGTGAAGCTAATATTTTATCTCTTAATTCTTTTGGTAAATTCTTTTGTTTACCAACTAAAGCTTTTTTAGCAGGAGATTTTTTCATCATTTTTGCTGGGGCTTTTTTAGCCATTTTTGCCGGTGATTTTTTCATCATCTTGGCAGGAGCTTTTTTCATCATGATTCTTTTTGTTTGATGTGTTTGTACATTGATTTTCCTAGGAGCTCACCAAATTTACTATCACTCTTATAGTGGGCGTGAGCAACTCTCCTACTATAAGATATTTTTTTAGCTAACTTTTTAAAAGCGCTTTTATGTCTAGGGTATTTATCGCCTAATCTTAGGCCTATTAAAAACCCTTGAGCTGAATGACCTGACGGATATGAAGCTGTTTTCATAGAGTCCATCTCTATGTCTTGCATAGGTATGTTACTTTTCTCAGCTACAACTTTAGGTCTAGGTCTATCAAAATGTTTTTTAAGTTCTAGTATTATAGGCGCAGACTCTCTTATTAAGTCTTCAGCTATTTCAATATCATAGTTCTTTATACCTTTTCTTTTAGCTAGCATTTTAAATGCACTAGCTATATCGTCGTGATCTTTAACAAACTTTTTATTTAAAGGTATTTTATTTAACTCTTTTACTTCGAGCATAGTGTTAAAAGAATTATTACTTGGTGGGCGCATTTTTTTAAACGGAGAAGATTTAAAGTCTTTAAAAAACTTATTATTTATAGCTTCGTTAGCTTCTTGTTCCCATGGAAATACATTGCTACCTTCAGCGTAGAACTTACCGTTATATTTTATCTTGCCGTCTTTTCTTTTGTACTTCTTACCTTTGTACTCTACATGATCATCAGTATAATCTAGCACACCGTTCTTCATTTGCTTTGCGTGAAAACCTTCGTGCTCTAAAACTTCTTTCTCTAGTTTACTGCCAGGCTTAACAGACTTATCTATAAAAACGCTACCGTCTTTATTAGCTTCGCCTAATACGCCTTTGTCTAAAGTTTTTCTAAGTACTGGTGTGCCTTTGCTTATCATCTGTCTTTGTCTTTAATCATATCGTCAATAGCCTTGTTCATAACCTTGTCTGTATAAGACTTGTTATTAAAGTAAGGATTTTTAATTGAAACAGGTATATCTTCTTCGCCTAGCAAAATTCTGTATATCCTATTTATCATATGATTACACTTAAATGACGTTTTGTAAACTGCATACTTCATTGTTGTACGATTTCTTTCTCGCCAAACGTCTATCCAACCATCTCTACGTAGTCTCTCCCACCTATGCTTATCCCATGAATAAGCGTATACTCCGTTAATAAATTCATCTCTTGTGAATCTATTTAAACAGTTTAAGTATATTAATAATTCAAGGTCAGCGTCTTTTATGTTATTAGCCTTACATATCCACTTGCGTACTATTCTATAATACTTAAATAGCTGTATTTGTTTTATGTCATCAGCTGTTATCCTCATCTACTAATACTACATCTCTTAAACGTATAACTCTATACATTACATCATCGTACTCTATATCATGACCAGCATGTTGATCATACATTACTATGCTGTTAATCTTTATTAGCTCAGCTAAGTTACCAACAGATACTACTTTAGCTTTTTTATACCTGTTGTCTACATCTGTATCATCAGTAAGCAAAAGACCACCTGATGTAGTCTTCTGCTCTTTTATTTTCTCTATAACTATATAATCGTTAACTGCTTTCATCATATGAAAATTAAATAAACTATTCTATTGTCACTTCCTTTAACCATGTGTTCTACATCAGAACTGTGCGCTACCATGTCGTACTTAAACCTAATAACTTCTTCGTCTTTATAGTAAACAACGTCTTCTTCTTTTTTAGAGTCTATAAGTATAGAAGCACCAACTTGACACCAAGCCATGTGGTTATTAGAGCCAGTATCTACATGCCATTTATGGCCTTCGTTACTTGTTTTTTCAAGCACGCAATAAGAGTTTTTATTTACAGTAAAATTAAAATCATTTTTTATTATGCTCAGTATTTTACTTATAACTGGTAAGTCTATATTTTCTAATATATTAACTTTCTTATATCCTAATTCTATTAATTCTAAAGCATCTTTACTATTTATAGCTTGTTTATAAAGCTTTCTCATTAATTCTAACGTTTGATATTACACAATCAGCTGACATAATAGTTAAAGCTACAGACACAGCATTTTTTAACGCCGTCTTAGTTACTAAAACCGGATCTATAATACCAGCTTCAACCATATCAACGCATTCACCTGTTATAGCGTTAACACCTGTACCAATAGCACAATCACAGTCTCTACTACATGTAAAGCCTGAGTTAGCCAATATAGTTTCATATGGAGACTTAATGGCTTGTAGCAAAACATCACCAGCTTCGCTGGTCAAAATTTTTTCCGATGCGTTAAGTAATGCAACACCTCCACCCGGGACAATACCTTCTTGCAGTGCTGCTTTAGTAGCATATATAGCGTCTTCAACACGATCTTTCTTTTCTTTAAGTTCAACTTTAGAGTTAGCACCAACTCTTATTATACCTACGTTACCAGATAAAGTAGCTAACCTATCTTCTAGTTTCTTTTTAATAAACCCGTTTTTCTCTTCAGCTATTTTATTTTTAACTTCTACTATACGCTGCATTACATCATTAGTAGTACAGTCCATAGTTATAGTAGTGTTCTTGTCATCAGTTACAGCAAAGTCAACTTCACCTAAGTGCTCAGGTGTTATTAAGTCTAGATCATCACCTAGTTCTTCGTTAATAACCGTACAACCAGTTAGTATAGCTAAATCTTCTATAGCATCTTTCTTAGTAGGACCAAAGCCAGGTGGATCAACTATGTTAACCTTAATATTACCCTTAACTTTATTCATAAGCAGTGCAGATTTAACTTGCTGTGATACCGGTGCTACTATAAGTAAAGATCTACCTTGCTTAATAACATGCTCAAGTACTCCTTGTATCTTACGTATGTTAGGTATTTCAGACGATACCGCTAGTATATACGGGTTATCTAGTTCACATATGTGTTTATCTGTGTTAGTAACAAAATGTAGCGACGTAAGCCCGCAGTCTATCTGCGCACCATCTACAATATCAACGTAAGTGTCTTCAGATTCGCTCTCTTCCATCAACACTACGCCGTTTTTACCTACTTTTTCGTAAGCTTCTGCGATAATTTGCCCTAATTCAGCGTCATTATTGCAAGATATAGCAGCAACAGCCTTAAGCATATCGCCTTTAACGTCTAATGCTGTAGAATCTAGGTGATTTAACACCTCTTCTAAGCAACCATTAACCCCATCTTTGATTTGTCTGATTGATAATCCTGCAGCGACGGCAGAATCTATAGATTTTATGAGTGATTCAGCTAGGACGGTAGCAGTTGTAGTACCGTCACCAGCTTCTTTCACAGTATTTCTTGCAGCTTCCTTGATTAATGTTGCACCCATATTCTCGACCGGATCAAATAAGACTACGCTTTCCGCAACGGTTACACCATCTTTTGTTATGACCGGTTTGCCTCGTCCATCTTCATACACTACGCATCGACCTGACGCGCCTAACGTGGATTTAACGGCTTGTGACAACTTGTTAACTCCGGCAATTACTCTATTTTTTGCTTCATCACCGAAGTCAAGGTTCTTAACCAACTCGCTTGGTAAATTATATTCCATTATTTTATTAAATTAAATTAAATTACGATGTTTATTTAAAAGTCTTCACGACTTTGGGTCCATTAAGGAACTCCAATTTTTTACTAAAGTGTTGCACACTGCCATCGATAGCAGCCTCAGCTCCATCGAGAGTTTCTCTACGTGTAATGTCAACCCATTTTTCTGTATTGTTTGGGTTGTTGACTTCTGTTTGGTAGTAACCATTTGGCAATTGTGTTATTCTCCAGTTCTTTTTATCAGACAGGTGTTTCCACTCTTTAATTTTTTCATCTGATACTTGAGGTTGTCCAGTATTTACGGTACTGGTCTTGTAGTAATAATAGGTCATTTGATTTGTTTTTGGTTTATAATTGATTGATTTATTTTCTTCTTCCGAATTTTAGCTTTTTAAACGGTACTTGTGTTCCTTTAGATTCTTTGTTCTTAGGTCCAGCCGCGTTATTTTTTACTTGTGTACCTTTCTTAAGATCTTCAGCGGTATTTGTAGTATATTTTTTACCTTTATAAGTAAATGTTTTACCAGCACCTAAAGTTTTTCTAGCTTGTTTGAAAGCTTGACCAAACGTTTGCTCTACCTTTTTAGGCGTAGTAGCTTTTGGTTTAGGTGTAGGATTAATTTTTTCTGCTTTAGCTGCTGTTTTAGTTGTTACAGCTGCAGCTTTAGTAGTAAGTTTATCTGCTTTAGCTTGAAGCTTATTTGCTTTTGAAGCACCTCTAGCTGTTACTTTAGCTGCTCTCTTACCAGGCTTACCAGCTATTCTAGCTGCTTTTTCTACATTACCTTTTGCTACGTTTCTAGCTACTCTTCTTTTATTTCTATCAGCCGATGCCTTTCTAACTTTGTCAGATGCCTTGCCGGCAGCAGCTTTAACTTTAGCAATTGCTTTTCTCATTATTATTTTTTTTAAGTTCGAACTATAACAGTATAATCACAGTTACTTTTCTTTTTTTAAAAGTGTGACACTAGCTAGTTACTAGATCCTTTATATAGGCTATTGTCATAGTTTTCTGTATTGCAAATTTTGGGGTAAAGTGTAGCCCCCCTCCCCTATACCGGCCCCGCCAAAAACAAAAACGCATTTTATAACGCCAGCCCCCATATGCGGGTTTTTATATATATAGTATTTTATATTTGATATAACTAAATTTTATACGAACTAAATACGACTATATATAGATAATATAAATGTAATTAAAATAAATAAATAACAAATAAATAAAATAAAATTATTATGACAAAATCAAATTCTATTACAACTAAACGATTCGTTATCAGAAAATCATTAATCGGTACTAATACAGTTATTAGCTTCGTTAATAAAAATAATAAAACAGTATCGTATAATCACGACGAAGTATATAACAAGCATAAAGCTCGATTCGATGCTATGAATTGCTTCGCAAAATATAAGTCGTATACTAATTCAAATAATATTCCAGCATTCTGTCGCGATTTACAAATCTAATACGACGATGCTCAGATAATATTAATATAAACTAAAATAAATTAAATTATGCAAAACGGTTACAACTACGAATTTACTGACGCAAACGGAAATCTAATTGCTATATTCAGACTTGTTCGACTAAAATAATATTAACTAATTAAATAAATTACTATGCTAGAAATTATATTTATCTCCGCTCTTCTTCTTCACTATAAATTAACTGAAGATAATTACAAGTAGAGAGAAGTCGCGGAACTACTCTTAACTAAATTTTACTTATTAATAATTTATCCACTTTATACGAACTAAATACGAAGTTAAATAGATAATATATTTGTAAATAAAATATAATATAACAACTTAAAAATTAATAAACTATGTCTACTATTATTAAAACTAATTCTTCAAATAAAATTATTACTATAAACAATAATAAATATATTCCATTTCAACTTCATCAACTTCCAAAAAATTATCAAGAAATAGAATTATCAAGTCAATTCAAATTAAACGGATTAGTTTATATATTAGTCGACTCATTAGTTAATAATTTTACAACTAAAAAACAATTACTAAATAAATATAATTCTACATTAACTTCAAATAAAAATATTTCTTATACTAAATCAAGATAATTATGACTAAACAAAATACTAAAAAATATATTCGTACTAGAATACAAGAAGATACTATGAAGAATCTTGGTATCGCATTAGAAGCACTATCAGAAGTGCATAACGAAGAGCACTACTATAATCACGAGTTATCTAACGCTTGTCACGAACTTCGAATGAAGTTAATACCTATGATACAAGAGTGTCATGACGAGAAAAATAAATTCAAGTCAGTACTTGATGATTAATTACAAATTAAATACGAATCACTACGGATAATATATACGTAATGCAACGAAATAAATTATAAACTATAAATTAAATAACTATGTCAAATTTACTTAAATCAAAAAGATTTGTCGTTCGACAATCACTAATCGGTAAAGATACTAATGTTGAAGTATCATTTAAAAACGGTAAAACTATTACCTACTCACACGATAAAGCGTATGAGATTATGAAAACAGCTCTCGAAGCAATGAACTGCTGGGAAAAATACAAGTCGTACACAGCGACTAATAATATACCAAAAGTTCTTCGTGATACTGACGCAGTAATATCTTCTGAAGAT